CACCGACACCATTGGCGGATCCCTCGGAACTCTGACTCACCCTAAAAACCCCATGCCCCTCCATGTAGGTCTCGTACCCCGTCATCGCTCGGGGTGGATATTCCTGCAAATCCTCGCGACCCGCCACTTCGAAGCGTGACGTCGGGGTGGTCACACCCACACCCAGGTTACCCTTGTGGAGGGCCACCACGTTGGTGCGATGTCCGAATCTGGGGGCGTCGTATTCGTAGAGTTCACGGATTTGGTCGGCGGACAAAGCCTTGGAGAAGAGGCGGAAGTTGGCGATGGAACCGTCTAGATAATAACCACCTCGAGTACCGACATATAAAGTATTAGTTCCGGTTATCGTAATGTCATCGGATGGACTTCTTGAAACCCCTCTAGGTATAAGTTTTGTATTGTCTATATACATCTCACAGTCTTCAAGACCCGTACCTCTAAATATTAACGTCAGGTGAACCCATGCACCTGGTACAAAATTGTATAGCAAATCAAAATACGGGCCATTAGTTCCTCCATTTGACTCTAACCTAAAATAGCCGGTACCGACATATAACGTAAAATTATCACGTCCAGCAAGTGTACTTGGTTCTATGGCATATACAGCTTCCCATTGGGCAGGTGTATCGAACTTTATCCACATTGTGGCAGTGTGTGTGGTGAATGTCGCCGTCGTGGGTGACGAAATGGTGTCATCCACCCCATCAAATGTGAACGCATTGTCCACGGCATCGTAGCCGACACCACTGATGGCCCCCGTCACCCCCGACCCACTCAAGTCATAAACATTCGAAGAGTCCGCGAAACTGTACGAGTTGGAGTCGTTCGCGTCCCAATACACGGCGAGCTGCTGCTGCCCCGGCTTGTTCGGGACGCTTCTGTGGACCACGTCGACGCTCTCGTCGCCTTCTTCGTGGCCCCAGTATTCGAGTTCACGAATAGCCACAGCGTCATACTGAGCACCAGTTGTAAAAAGAGTCGTCACCTGAAATGCGAGATACTTGTATTTTTTATTGTTACTATCGAGTTGTATGTGTTTGTATTCAGAATCACCACCCGTAAGCGAAGAATATGAAAATGAACCTAATTGTGTCCACGATGTATTATCGTTTGAGCCGTATACATACCCACTCTTTGGAGCTCTGGGTGCAAAAGACGACGAAGGTCTATGATATAATTTGACATAATAAGGTTTGATAGGTTTTGGTAATTCTAGTGTCACGTATGAACCATTTTGACCGTTCAAACTATCTTGAGAGGTTGCAATGCCTGTACTTGGACTGTATGTATCCGGGTTGTCAAGCGAAATCCAATTTTCATCAGTGTTTATCACGCCATCAAATACTCTCCACGGACTGTATGTACCAGTAGCATCATATGAACTACTCGCACTCGCCACATACCCCGCCGTGCTCGCCGCCGTCATCGCCACCTCCGGATACTTGGTCAACGGTCGGTCATGCTTGGGGAACTCCGCCACGACGCTGTCCCCCGCGTAGAGGGACGAACCCTTGGCGAGGCCGAGGGACCCGTGGACCTGCAATTTCGCCGACGTCGGGGCGCCGCCCACACCGGTGGCAGCCTCGAAGAGTTGGAGTTCGTTGATGACACAGATGTCGATAGCACCAACTTTAGTCACAAGTAAACGGTATTGATCGTATTGAGATGAAGATTGTACGTCAACTCTTGTGGGTAAATCACCACCGCTATATGTCAGACCCGAAAAGGCACAAATACGGGTCCATTGAACACCGTCATTTGTTGCGTACATATAACCGTCTTTTGGACCATACGCGTTATTACCAACTGATTTTCTTTCTGAAATTGTAAAATAAGATAGTTCAAACGCTTGAGGGCATTTAATATCCAACCATTCACACGATATGCCATCAAAAGTGGCACAATTTGCGGTGTCTGGTAATCCGGTGGTATTTACGAACGTCCATTTTCCGGATGCCCAACTCGGAGAGTACGCGTCGTTGTATTCTGTTTTATCTTCAAAGGCGTGCCAGCCAGCATAGCTAGCGTCGCTATAATAAGAACTACTCGCAATCGCCACGTATCCCTCACTCGCATTGGCCTTGAGGGGCACCTTGGGCCACTTGATGTACCCCGTTTGGAGGGTCTCGCTCGAGAGCTCACCGGAGATGTGCACGTTCTCCATGCGGGTCACCGGTTTTTCGGCGAAGAGGCGCCATTCGGTGAGTTCTGTGTAACTACCGTAAGTGCCCCCAACGATTTTGGTGATACACATTCTATAGTACTGGTACGGTGTCGTCGCATTCACGTCGATGCGTGTCCATGTTGCGGACGTGTACGTCTTTCCGGTGAATTGGGTCAACTTGTACCAGTTTTCACCATCATTCGAACCGAGAATGACCCCATCCTTCGGTGCGCGATCTAAACCATAAGCATTAGTTGGGTGTACATTTGAGTGTGAGAGTGTGATCGCATACGGGAGTTTTATCTGGAGCCAGTGGCCCGCATAGCGCGTACCACCGACGTCATCTGTGTAAATATTTGGATATGTGGTAATTGCCGTCTGATCCCATTCACCGGTCGTTATATTGTATCTGTTTTCGGGAGACGAGATTGACCACCTCGTAACGCCACCCGCCACGTGGTCAAAGGCTTGCCACGGATAATATGAAGCATTGACATTACTCGCACTCGCCTCGTACGTCCCGTGTCCCTCGACGTACGTCTTAAAGTCCGTCATTGGTTCCACTGGATGTTCCGTGTACCCCACATCGAGACCGGAGGCGGCCGTCGTGGAGACGACCCCGGCGTCAACGGTGAAGGTTTCGGTGAAGAGTTTCCATTCACCGATGGAGACCGCGATGGCGTCACCCGACGCTTTCGTCGCGACGATCGCGTATCTCTTATACGATGCCGACGCATTGACGACGATAGTTTGTTCATCCGACGTCGAGGCCGGTGCGACATCACTCCATTCCTTCAAAAGCGTCCACGTCGATCCATCGTTCGTCGCGTACAGATTCGCCGTACCCGGGAACGACGCCGTCGTCGCTCCGGGTGTCAGTTTCACGTGACGCAAGGTTGTTTTGTATGGAAACTCGACCGAGAGCCATTCACCGACACCCGTCGATGACGCCAATTGCACGGAGCCCGCGTACGCGTTGGACGCACCATCGTACGTATTGTCCCCGACCCACGCCACGGCACTCGAACCATCGAAGGCATTCCACGTGTTCGATCCGCTCGCCAAGTTCGAGGTCGTCAGAACGTACCTCCCGTGCCCATCGACGACCGTGGTCGCCCCAGTCAACGCACTTGGTGGTTGTTCCGAGACGATGGCCAACTTATTGCTGATGAGTCCCCCGGAATCGAAGACTTCACCCGTCGCTTGGTCGTACGTCACGATGTTCGAGGCGACGTTTGCCACGCGAAGCGTCGAGAGGTACGTCCCCGCACCACCACCCGTGATCACGACGTTCGAGTCGAATTTCAAAGTTCCACCCAATTCAATGTTCGAGGACGCGTCGATCCCCTTCGTCGCGTTCGTCAAGACGAGCGTATCACCCGTTTGATTATTCTCCGCGGTCACGTGATTGAGACCGTACGACGGAACGATTTGGAAGTCACCGAGCGTCAACGTGTTCGCCGAGACGTTCCCACGCACCGTCAAGACGTTCGAGCCCGTGTCGAGAACGCTCAAATTAGAACCGATATCCAAATTGTTTGTCGGCGCCGTATTGGCGATCCCGACATTCGAAGACGTGACGAACGCTGTATCCACGTTTGTGAATTGCACCGTGTTCGACGTCGTGTTCCCCTGATTCACGATCGACTCGAGCGTCGTCGCGATGTTCGAGAGGAGACCCCCGTCCCCGACAAAGTGCGCGCCACTCGTCGCGACGATGTTCCCCGTCGCTCGAATCGCCGTCGGCTTTGCGTTAAAGTACACGATGTTCGACGTCGTGTTCCCATTAATGATGATCGATTCAAAATCGGTCGGGATGTTCACGAGCTTTGACCCATCCCCGACGAAAAAGGCACCCGGTTGAACGACGACGTTCCCCGTGGTGAGAATGCTCGTGTTCGAGTTTGTAAATTGTACGGTATTCGAGGTCACGTTTCCTTGATTCACGATGGCACTCAACGTCGTCGCGATGTTCGACAGAAGACCCCCGTCCCCGATAAAGTGTGTGGCCTTGACGTTCGATGCCACGTGGAGTTGTTCGAGCGGGTTATTCGTACCGATCCCGACGTTTCCACTGAGATACGCGATCGTCGATGCGTTCGAACCGACCGGATAAATCCACGTCATACCCGACGTGCATTTCAAGTTACGAACTCTGTGATAGTTATCGCGCAAAGACGTCTTTCCGATGAAACCAACGTATCGTCCCGTGTACGAATCCGCATTCTCCGTCGCCTCGTAGGAGAACACCGCGCGACCGTTAAAGCTCATGGAGATAGAACCACGGTCGTATTGCACGACCACCTTATTCCACGATCCCGAGGGAATGACACCGATGCTACTCACCGCGATTTCACTTCCTTGATAATACAAGACCGCCTTATTTTGACCGACGGAACCGCCATAGAATTCAGCGATCGCGAGTCTGTAACCTCCGTGATTCCCGGTCGTCGTGGGTGCGGATGTGTTAAAAAAGCTAAATGAAAGACTTTCACCACCGTCACCACCCCCGACGTAGTGATCGAACTCGGTGGTCCACGAGTTCGGCATTTGTATGGGCCAGTGAATGTACCCGAGTGCGTTATCGGTCAACGCGTTTAATTCTAAATATTTCCCCGTCGTGTCTCTGGACGCCGTACCACCCACCGTACCCGCGAAGGTCGTCGTGGATTCCTGATCGTCGTACAAAAATACGGGGTTGTGTGCGCTCGGATTCGAGGTCGCGTCGACACCCTTAACACCCTGCACATCGATCTTATATTGCGGCGACGACGTACCGAAACCCGTGTAACCGCCGGTCGACGAAAGGCGAATGTGATTCACATTTCCGGTCGTGGCGAAGTTTCCACCGTCACCCGAAGATTGAATTCTGAGATCGTAATCATCAGCGAAAGGACCCTTAAGATCGACGATCGCACCCGTCGGACCCCCGATTTCGACATTTGCCGTATTCGAGGTTGACTGTAAAAGCGTTTTTGCGTCTGGGCCGTATACGTGTAAACGGCCACCGGGCGTGCTGGTACCAACACCAACATTACTGAGTGTCGACAGAGATGTCGTCACACTCGTTCCCTGAACCTCGATCTGCGGCACTCGAAGCGTGGCATTCGTCACATCGAGAATACCGTCAGGAGTTTCTATAGACATATTTACTATAATGAAAGAAATTATAATCGTCTGGATCCGGACACAATAAAATATTCGAATATACTATGAATCAAAAACACGGGATCGCATTATTGCTGTCTGTGATTTTGGGACACGTGTTTTATCAAATCATGGAGGCGTCACTTCCGACGGAGTCGAATTGTAGTTACATGGCGGCGCCCATCACGGATCTATTTGCCTTTATTTGGGGATTTGCAATCATATATTATGGGTTTAGATATGACAACGCTGTGCTCACGGTACTCGGTGCGACGATCGTCGTCGAACACATTTTTCAATTACAAAGAAAGTAAAATACTCCCGGCGGGGCTCGAACCCGCAATCTCACCCTCACTCACGACTGTGACGTCGTCATAATATACTCACGTATAAGAGGTACGCATTAACCGATTATGCTACGGGAGTCTATGTAACACACGCATCTAATCTTTAAATGTGGGACACACATGTAAAGATTAAAACTCTCTCTTGACCGGGATCGAACCGGCGACTTTGGGATTAACAGTCCCACACTCTAACCAACTGAGTTACAAGAGAAAAATCCAATGTGGATGATTCGAACACCCGACCCGTGGAGATCTATATATCATACTACTACAATCCACTGCTCTTCCAACTGAGCTAACACTGGATAAAGCTTCTAACAGGGATCGAACCTGTGGCGGCGGATTCAAAGTCCGCTGTGTTACCACTACACCATGGAAGCTTCTTCTATTATATGTATTTTGGCTTTAAGTTCGTTTACGTATTTAATACCTATTAATGATATAGAAAACAGGCCGGCCGAGGTATTTGCGATGATCATGGGAATCACATCGTAATAAATCGAATACACGAGACCCAATGAACTCGCCACCATATTTAGATTGAGAAATGTATAATTTATGGCGTGTGTATCCTTTGTTTTGTACACGTGTACGACCTGAGGTACAAACATTATGGATATGAGAATTGAACTTATCAGTCCGACCGCATTCACGGCGTCATTCATACTTGTCCTATAATAATTTCTCGTGTTTAAGTAAGTATGTACGCGATTCTTTTTATATTCGTACTCGCCGTGATCGTCGCGTGGCAGCATGCACAGAAGAAAATCAATTACAAGTGTTTTCTCCTGACCATGCGCAATTCGAAAGAACGTCACGAAAACTTCATACACAATCACGATCGTTCCATACCCCTCGAAATCATTTATAGTGACGACACACGACGACCGAACGCCGCGCACAAGTATAAAAAGATCATCACTGAAGATTATTTTAAAAAAGCGATGAAATTACACTTTAATCCGTACATGATTCGTCCGAATATCACGTACTTTAATCTCGGTGCGATTGGGTGTTACATGGGTCATCTCGAATTTTATCGCCGATGCATGAAACAGGGTCTTAAATACGCCGTCATCTTTGAAGATAACGTCGTCATTAAAAATAAAAAACTATACGATGAGATCCAATCCGTCATCGATGAAAAGGGTGATGATTTTGAAATGTGTTTCTTTCACTGTCTTTCGAGACTTCCCGAACGGAAAGAAGGAGATTTAGAAAAGGTTCGATGGATTTCATCGACCAAGTGTTATCTCGTGCACGTCCCGAACATGCAAAAATATGTAGACATATTTTTACCCATGGATAATCATATAGACATGAAACACGAAGACTTAATCGCGAAAGGTGCGCGCGTGTACTACAAGGATCTTCGTCATTGCATGATCATCGATCGTTCGCACAAGAGCACCATCGGTCACAGTGATCACGATAATAAAGATTTCTTTTCAAAACAATATCCAAAATTAACACCCAAATCACTCGTGCATGGATACTAAAATTAACGCCATGGAATATCTTGCGGTCGAAACCGACACGAAATCTTTAAAAAGTCGACGAATGTATCGAGATCTTTTTGTTCCTTGATACAATCGAGCACATCGCGAACGTATGCGTTATACGCCGGGTGGTGACCGTTATGTGTGATTCTATTCCGTCGCAAGTTCTTATGAAGGAAACGTGGCATCAATATGAGATTATTACTCGCATTGATGTCATATTCAAACTTTTGAATCGTTGGATGATTTTTAAACTGGCGAGGAATGACGTGATGATCTTCGACGAGACCTCGAATATTCATACGAATCTTAAAGTTTCTTCTGAGTATTGAGCCGTATCGCATCTTACAATATGTAAGGATGTTTTTGACGTTCTTCTTTCGTGCGGAATAATTGTGTGACCGCGAGGAAGAGAATCAATAAAAAGATCGCATCTTCAAAATCTCGGGCGGCGGCGTACGAGATCAGATAAAGAATAAAAGCCTTCGCGATCTTGTTCGATGCGATGTCTTTAAAGATGGACGGTTTTTCGACCAGTGCCGGCGACCCGTACATGCCATTGAGCATGATTAAGAGACCGAACACGGCGGGTGTGTTAAAAATTTGATTGTTTGCTTTGGGGAAGTAATCGAGACCCTTGTGTAACGTTAATCCATACACTGACGCGACCAACATGATTGTGATAATTATAGTATTGGTAAAGACAGACATATATACTATGTTTAGAATATTTTCCGTGTACCTCACACTACACGAAGATAATCCTTGAATGGCATGATACTCGTCGCACCCTTAATGAAGTCTCGGTGGTCCTGTGCGTGATTAAACGCTTCCCTGACCATGCGCTCCGCGAGAATACTATCGTACGTACACGGTTCAACATCACGGATGAGATAACCCGGTGTGATCACTTTAGCCTTCACAGAAAGACTCGTGATTAAGTAGTCGTATTCACACATTTCAGAAATAACAACAACCGCGTACCCACGATTCCCGTAGCTGTATTCAATCGCACTTCGATAATCACCACGCGTGTCCGGTGTGATGACATTCGTTATTTTCGAATTTCGAGCGAGACCCGCATACGTCGTTAATTTGCTCGTGTGTTTTCCGGGTACTTCTAGAAAGACGATGGAGTTTGTAGAGACCGCCTCGATGTACGCACAGTCGATATAGCGACCAAGTTCCTGGACGGCGGTCTGAAAGCCGACGGATTCCAAACCTGGTATATCGTTATAGACCGTTTTAGCGATACCGATGATGTTGGTGCTGACTCGATGGTCGAGAGCCAAGTCTCTCGCGGATTTCATGGACTCGTTTCCACAAATGCAATAGAGTCTGGTGTAATTCCTGAGACTCTTTACGGCGTGATCCACATCGACGTAATCGTAGGAAGTTTTCAAAAGTGAACCGGGACCGTCGTCGATGTTATCTTGATCAAAGTATTCCTTGACATTTTGATTGAGACCTCTAAATCCATCACAGAATCCGTGAACTTTATTACCTTGGTTTCGTTCACGAAGTGTCAGGGATCGAATGAGTGTATTTACTCCAGGGCAAACGCCACCGGCCGTCAAAATTCCAATGTTCATTTATATTAGATGCTACGCTTACTTTTAATTATATTAGTCGTCATCATCACACTTCTTTTATCAACAAAAGAAACGACGGCGACGAAGGACTACACACCGACACTCGAAGAGGATGGATTCCTCGTGTTGGAACGCCCGACGAAACGTCAGATTCTCAAACGATTACCACCGGGTTATCGATTCCTAGACTACACGTACACCATCGATGGATGCACGCTTTCAACATTTCACAGAGACGTCACGTCGAGTCAATATGTTTTTAAAACGAAGCATCCGGTATACACATTCATAACCTATGAACACGACGGCCCCACGCTTTCCGTGTGTCCGGGGAGTCACGCGACCGCACCATTTCTCACGTCGAGACCGACCACGCTTCACGCGAAGTCCGTGCTCTTCAACTGTGATCTCGTACACGCGGGATCACTCAATCCCGAAAAGAAACCAAGAAAGGCTGTGCAATATAAAATTGCGCACCGAGACGATGTTGAAAAGTTAAAACACCTTCAAGGCATACATAAGACAAAATACGGCGCGTGCAATAAAAAAACACTCGACGTACTTTATAGAAAACTATCTCTTACATTTTCATACATAATTAATCATCATTTAACACCCTATTTACAAAATAAAGAAAGTAATCTTTTATGCAAACTCATAGGCGAAGATAGATGTTTCTATAATGCATGATTAATACCGATCGTCGTCGTACATATATACTTAGGACCACCCTTTACTTCGTTACCGATGTGTGGAAATATCCATGAACAAGGGTAGATTAACATTTTACCAGTTTCAGGTCTGACTTTTCTCCCGTGTATAAACTCGGTACAACCACCTTCATCTTCTTCCAATGTATTCATATAAAAGAGTACTTGTAAAAAGTATGGTTTCTTTGGATCTCCATCGTGATGCCACGCATAGAAATTTCCCTTTTCTATCCGTTGTAAGGGAAATCCTGTAAAGTATATACTTTTATTATCAAGTTCTCTGTCGTATATATGATTATCTGTGTTATAGTGTGCAAAGTTAGCGTGTAGCCGGGTCATGTATTCATTATATGCCTTCGTAGCATAGTTATGAAAAAGGGAATCTATGTCCACCCATCCCTGTGTACCTCCAAGAGACAATTCTGTATTGAGTTTGTCTCGCTCGACTACAACTCCATTTGCCATATAGTAATAGTACCCATGCTTCTTTCGAGGGTCTGCCTCAAATCGTCGCACGATTGATTCGCATAAATCGGTTGGTATGAAGTTGGGTATTTCTAAAATATATTCATCCATATGATTACATAGTTCTCTATTTTTTAAACACTTTCCATTCTCGCTAAATCATCAATGTCTCTGCTTTTACGCGTGACAGCCTTAAACGCACCCAACCACCTCGCGACGGCGCGATTAGAACCGAGTTGCGACGACGTTTCATCACTCACGATGATACTAAGTCCGTTACACACATCAGGTTTATTTGCGCGTTCGGGGAACTCTAAATTAAAGGCTTGTATAGATATCGCGGGGATGTCGGGGGCCTCATCGAGAAGCCTATCATATTCTTCACGACACTTCTTGACAAACTCAATAACACACGTTCTATCTTGTGAGTCTAGTGAAAGTTCCATATCAATATTCCTATAATACTTTGAATATTGTATACACATAGATGAGTGTAATTCTGAAAGACTGAGACTCTGACTAAACTTACTTATACTCGTAAGAATTCCACCGAGTACATTGAGGAATGCGAACATGTATTGAACGATCATGATTTTAGCCCTTGTGTCCGATGATATATTGTCGTTTCCACTTGGATTGAGCACGGCGAAGCCACCGACGCCGGTGATACTCGCGATGACTATACTGGGGTAGGAGAGGTAATCATTTTGCTTTTTATAGTGGAGCCTCGCGTGGTTGTGGAGCCATCGATATCCCGCGGCTCTCTCCGCCCACGATTTAAGAAGCCTCTCCTGCTTCTCACACCATGGGTGAGTCTCCTCGTGTGCTTCCATTATTTTACGCACAGAAATTTAGTTCGGTGACCCACCATTTTTTCTTTTTGGGATCCCATTTTGCCCCTCGTTTTTTCGCACTTTCCCGTTCGGCGTATGGAACATCTAAATAGATTCTATTGTATGGACATTCGGACACACCGATCGCCATGTTAGCCAAACGATCCGCGTGATCATTTCCAATAGAGTGAATGTCTTCTCTCCCCGTGTGAGCTTTTATGTGCATGAAATGTACGTTTGATTTGGTACTGTATAATTCGTATATTCGTTGAACGAGTTCTTTGTTTGGAATATCTTTTATCCAATTGCAATTCGCGTTCTTTAAACCATATTCACCCGCACATCGAATCGCATAGATCGAGTCAGATACGATCGTAACATCCTCGCCCATTTCAATATTTCTCTTCAATATGTCGTATACCCCAATGATCGCACTTAATTCGGCTGTGTTATTAGACTGTTTACCATCTATTTTTGCGGATACGTTACGATCATCGTCTTCACCAAAATAGATACCAATGCCAGCGGCTGCGTTTTTTTGACCATTATTCGTACACGCACCATCGGTGTATACGTAGATCATTCTTATTTATTATGAGTATATTATGTTTAAACGTCTTCCACGTAGACGAGTCCTTCTTTTAACTTGGTGTACAACATTTCGTAGATGTTGCCCGTCGGTGCGGTCGATTGCGTGATGCGCACATTCTTATGCGCGAACGGACTCGACCCAGCATTCTTGGCTTCCTCAGACACCCACAATTGAAAGAGACCTTCGACCACGTATTCCGTGACCGTCGATTCCGTGGTATTGTTATCGGCACCGTACGTGCGTTCTATGTTCACACGTTTTTGAATACGCGCGTCGTTCGTCGAGAGAGACGCGTAGTACTTGTTGATCACCAAACCGAGACTGAGAGTGACGTCTTCTGTCACGAGTATGCCCATTTTTATATAAACAGATATAAAAATTTTAAGTATATTCTTCTCATGGAAAGACTCGCACTGTGTTCAAAAGTCCTATACGATTATGATATACTGGAAAAACAGCGAAAGATTGTTGAACTCGAGAAGAGACTCGAAATTCCAAAGATACGATTCAAAAAGTATGAAGATTGGGAGATGTACAAGTCTCGGTTATACCAAGACGTTCACGCCATCCTGGAAAAGTGGTTCTTACACGATCCACGGGAATACGAACGCACGTCGTATCACGGACTCACGTTTCGTCAAGAGAATGCCCTGAATGAATGTATTTATGAACACCTTTACAACGGCACACACAATGTTGAGTGGAGTGATAAGATCGCGTCGGATGTCGTGTACGGTGTGCGGGCCATGATTAATGCGATGATGAAGGTATTCATATATGAAATGTTAGATGCCAGAGACACCGTAAAGTTAATATATGAATACGTGACGTGGTACCTCGACGATGATTCACATTCACCGTGTATTCTCGAGAGTTTACCAGAATTTACATGTAAAGAGTGTAACCAGATTGAACAATACGTAAACGAAGATCAAGTCTGTATCACGTGTGAAGCGATTATCGCATCTTAGAGTTGCGCGACATCGCCATCACGGTTAACGCGATACCCATCGCGAGAATCGTGAGCGGCAAATATATGCCGATCTGCTGTTGCATCGTCATCTTCTTGTTCTCACGGGCGTACATGTTTGAATTATATAGTATGCTGAGATTTTATTACTCTTCGTAAGATTTTCGTGGGCTGGAAGAAGTTGAAGATTTGTATAGTGAAAACATTTCCTTTGTTGTTCTTCGTCTAACATATTGAATGATGAACACGGGATAATGTGATCTATGTGAGCATCAGAGTAATCTTTTCCGGGAACCTTTGTATTTTCCAAGTATTTTTTCAAGAAGTCACCGTCACATCCGAGAAGCGCTTTTGTTTTATCTGATTTTGCTTCACGACCGTTAAAAGCGTGCCACATTCTCTTACGACATAATTCAAGATAATATCCCGGTGTCTTATTTTCTTTAGCCTTTTTGCGTCTTTCAGGGCGACACTTAGCATTTGATCTCGAGCATTCATTTAATCTTTTTGTGTGATACTCTTCATCATTTTCATATCTTTCTCTACGTTTCTGGTTTATTTCCGTGGCGTTATCGTTCCAATGATTCCTTACACGCTCTTTTACCCGTTCTTTATTTGTTTCGTAGTACTCCTTAGATTTTTCGGATAACTTTTTCTTATTCTTCACTTCGTATGCTTTCATGTATTCTTTGCGACACACTTTACATTGATTCAAATGACCATCCTTCATTTGTTTATGTTTTCCAAATTGGTCGAGTGACTTCTTTTCATGACAATGCATACATACTTTCTCCATCTACGAGTTGTCCTGAAATTATTTCTAGTTTATGAACGCAAAACAAACATTAGGGTACTTGAAATATCTTAATGTTTATGTTAATTCTAAATTTTTTATACTAAAATGTAGCCATAGCTTTCTTAGTTGGAGAAAGCACGGTTAATCCCAAAGGTTTCCCAGTGGGCCAGATCGTACCTTAAGCAGTATCAGAGTGACTAACTCCTCATTTACCACCGACACCTTAGCGATCGTTGAAACGGAATCATATTCTTGTCGTAGCGAACTTAGATTCTCGCCTGCGGATTATCCAATCTCTAACATTTTTACCATCGGGTTCGGTCATTAACCGAGATCCCCCCAAAAGTTTCCAAATGGGGGTGGTAGTTAGAGCTCTAAGGAACTTCCCGCAACCAGGTTGTCTCGCCTGCACACACAGACTAGCAGGACAAACGCTTTTAACGCCTGCTTTTTGGGCCTGATCTTAACTCCATTATGAGCTAAAGCTAAGCCCGCCCATCCCGCTTTGGATGCGGAGGACGTTGTAGTTGGTCGCGAACATGTGCATGACTTGCGAGTCCGTGGCGTTGGCCTTGAGCGCAACGGCGACTTGCGCGTTGTCGATGCGGGAGAAGTTGCACGTACCGGTCGGTTGGTGTTCTTCCGGCTTGAGCGCGAAGGAGTACGAGTACACACCCGGGTACGGGGCACCGGTGTGGTGTTGCATGGCTTGCACTTGGTTGAAGTACTTACCCTTTTGTTCCTTGAAACGGTCTTGGCCGTTGAGGACCAACTTGAACGTGTCAAGCGGACCCGCGGACAAGGAGAGCGCGGCACCTTCTTCGGCCCATTGCTTGGCGGAACCATCGGCACCGACAGACAAGAGCGGAGCACCGGTCGCTTGGGAGATCGGCACGTAGCAGTTGGACGCCGACGGCGCAGACGGGTTGGCGTCGAGGACGACCGAACCGGCAGTCGCCGCGTTGGAGGTGAAGTTCCAGTGTTGCGCGTTGGAGGCGCTACCGTTGTTGAAGCACCACACCAATTCCTTGATCGGGTGGTTGTAGGACAAGCGCACTTGCTTGGTGGACCCGGCAGTCACCGTGTCGGTACCAGTGTGTTGCACTTGTTCGATGAGGTATTCGTGACCCTTTTGGGCGAAGCGACGACGCTCTTCCGTGTCCAAGTACACGTAGTTACCCCAGACCTTGAAGGTGGAGCCATCGGTGTATTGGGAGAATTCCGAGGACAAGTCAAAGTCGATGCGGACTTCGTGATACTGCAACGCGATCAAGGGCAGATACAACCCCGGATTCCGGTTGAAAAAGAAGAGTAGCGGGAGGAAAACCGTACCGGCCGTGGAGGCAACCGGGTTGGTCGTCATCTTACCGTAAGTCGCCTTCTTGGACTCGTCCAAGTACAACTCAGAGTACAAACGCCACCACTTTTGGTAGTGCTTGTCGATGCGCTGACCACCGATGGAGAGTTCAACATCCTTGATGGCACGTTCGGCCGCCCAGCACGAATCGATGGCCGCGACACCGGCCTTCGTACCGAGAGACGCCGACGTAACGAGTTCGACGTACATGTCGCCGATCAAATCCCCGTTACGGGCGATGGTCACGGACACGCGGCCGTTGTTGGACGCGGTACCGTTGACAGTTTGTTCAATGTTTTCCATAGCGAAGTTCGTGTGACGCTTGTACACGGCTTGGAAGAAGGTAACCTTCGGGTTACCCGTCAAGTAGACATCTTGGGCGCCATAGGCGACGAGTTGCATGAGACCACCGGCCATTTTGAGAGTTTTTGTACTGTATACGGAGAAAATAATTCTGACCGAAATCGCGGCGGTGCGAAATTTTGGTCACGTTCTTTTCTCAGTTTAGTTTAAATGTCTGATCGCCCTGAAGAAATCGAAGAGTTTGTGTCCGATGATGATACCATCAATGATGAAGAGGAAGAAGAGCAAGAGGAAGAAGAGGTCTTCGAAGACGAAGACGACGAAGACTTTCAGGGGGATATTGGATTTTTGATGACCGGTCTGCTCGCGACGGCCGACGGCGATACCGTGTGTTCCGCCCTGGTGAACATCGCGACTCAGCTCGAAATGCAAAACAAAATTCTCATCAAGATGCTCACCAAGCTCTCCAAAAAAGACAATTAGAAAAATCGGCCCATGATTAATAAAATGGAAGATGGAACTCATTACATCGACAAAGACCCCGACACTCGGGAGTCTGAGATGGAACAAATGAAATGTAGAGTCCAGTCTCTGAATCAAGAAGAGGTGTTACAATACATCGACTACATGGAAGAAAAATGGTGTTTGAAAAAAGGCTCCGGATTCAATTCGGCATCGCTGGGTTATACACAACTGCTTAACCCGGAAGATATCGGTGAAGATGGACGAGTTTTGAATTATGATATGAAAGCCATCGACGATCGTCGATCGAGATATATCAAGATTCTGAGTGAGCTCTATCACAGAGCGAGTGCGATCAATATTCAGGAATTTGAACCCGAAGATGATGGCCTCAAGGTATCGAGACGTATCAATCGAATCATTGAACAAGTGAAAGATGCCTTTTGCAATATAAACACCCATAAAATAGCATACGAGCGTGCTGAAAATCCAACCGTCGAGCCCGAGATTTTTGATTCAGACCCTGCTACGTTTAGGGGTGTCCCGATGGACGACAGCAAAGTCGACGACGCGACCCCCTTTCAGAAGTCTATTTTGTGTGCACTCAAGACGCTGTACATGAAACGGTTTCGACGTTACAAAGGTGATTGTTGTGAACAGATCACATATAACGGCTACGACACGCGCGCGTGGAAGCCTCTTAAATCGATCAATGAATTCGTGTACGAGCTCGGTAACAAGGAATATGATTTCGGTTTATGGCAAAATCTTACGAGCAACCCCGGTGTGTTTCGACATTTGATTGAACATTTATCAAATTGTCAAGACGTGCAGTTTCCTGAAATCATCAAGGATCGTCACATGTGGTCATTCAGGAACGGTGTCTTCTTCGGAAAGTGTTGGACACCCGAAACTGGCGCGTATGATTGTAAATTTTATTCGTACGAGAGTCGCGAGTTTCGATCACTCGATCCCACCAAGGTGAGTTGTAAGTTTTTCGATCAACAATTTGATGATTTCGATCACATCGAAGATTGGTACGACATTCCAACGCCACATTTCCAAGGTGTTCTCGATTATCAAAAGTTTGATGAGAGTGTGTCGAGATGGATGTATGTCATGGGTGGTCGTTTGTGTTTCGATACCGGAGAACTCGATGGATGGCAGGTCATTCCTTTCCTCAAGGGTATCGCGCGTTCGGGGAAGTCCACGGTGATTACAAAGATCTTCAAAAAGTTCTACGAACCGGAAGACGTCAAGACTGTTTCGAATAATATTGAAAAGAAGTTTGGTCTCTCGAGTGTATACAACGCGCTCATGTTCATCGCACCCGAAATCAAAGGTGATTTCTGTCTCGAACAGGCTGAGTTCCAGTCCATGGTATCTGGCGAAGATGTTTCCATCGCCATCAAAGGACAGACCGCGAAGTCGGTCGAGTGGAAGTGTCCCGGGGTGCTCGGTGGGAATGAGATTCCAAATTGGAAAGATAATTCAGGATCCGTGCTTCGACGCATTCTTCCATGGAACTTTGCAAAGCAAGTCAAGGATGCCGACACACAACTCGACGAAAAACTTAACCAAGAAATCCCCGCTATTTTACTTAAATGCGTTCGAGCATACCTCGACTACGCACAAAAATACAGAAACAAAGACATTTGGAACGTTGTTCCAGAATACTTCAAAACCGTTCAGAAACAAGTCGCGATGGTCGCGAGCACACTCCACAATTTCTTGGAGTCGACCAATCTCGTCTTTGGCGAAGAACTCTACGTGCCTCAGAAGATCTTCGTACAGGTGTTCAATCAGCACTGTCAAGCGAACAACTTGGGTCGACCAAAATTCAACCCAGACTTCTACGCCGGGCCGTTCAGTTCGCGCGAGATTGAAGTGCGCGAGGAATCACTCACGTACAAGGGCCGTGTCTACCCGAAACAGCCGTTCATCTTTGGTCTCGATGTACTCGAAGATACACTCCAATTTAGCGATGACCATTAGAAAAAAATAATGGTCATATATAAGATGAACAGAGACACCGTCAGGGAATTTGTTCAAAATTCTAATGTTAATCTTGTGAGCGACACGAATAGCAATTATACGGAAGAAAATCTCCGACTTGCGAATGAGATTGAGCGTGAATTTACGAAAGATCAACACGTTCCTCAACGTCTCGATCGAAAATTAGTAAACACTAGCAACTATAAGAATATTGTGAATACGAAACTTGTTGCGAGTAAATTGAATATGGGTATGTTTAACGCCACCGTAAATAGAAGTTTAAGTCCCGGTGACCGCGTCGATCTCGTTGAAATTCTTAAGAAGAGTCCACTCACGAAAAGACCCATTGGAAATGGACTCACCATAGAAGTCAAGGAAATTAAAGGCTATTACGGTCAATTCAAAGTTGGGTTTTCGCATTCACAAGAATATGGACCAAAGGGAAATTTGGATTCGCGTTTTTTCACGGTACAATTCGCCTTGAATGTGTCGAATGGGAGCGAAACGAAGGGGTGGACCATTAACATTTACAAAAATGGCAAGATTCGTTTCTCGGGTGGTTTTGTCGGGACAGATATCGAAAAGCAAGCCGAAGAAGTCAGAAACTATGTGGTCACGGCGTACACGTTGAGTAAGTATCCATTCCTATACAACGCATTTGAATATAATAATTTAAGTGGTCAATTCAAATTGAATGGTTCCGTGCGCTTGTTCGATCTTCACAGAAACCACGCGACGTATGGACTCACCGAATCGTCGTATGAACCCGAATTATCTCCATTCATGTTTGCCAAGTATCCTTTGTCCGAAGACGAAGATGCCACATTCATCATATCTTCGAGTGGAAATGTGCAAATATCTGGTGTGAAAACACCGGGTCGGATGTTAAAAGCGTACACCGTCGCGTCTGAAATCATGGAAAAGGCTACGTCGAATGGAATCGTTCGAATCAGTACGAAGAATGTAAACGCTTCGCGCCGTACAAATTCGTCGTCGTGTCCAAAGAATCGCAAACCCCCGTGTAAGACCGGCTTCGAGGAGCGTAAAAATAAAAAGGGATTTACGTGTTGTTATAAAATTCCTAAAAACGCGAAGAAGGTTGTGCGCGGAAACGCACTTCCTATAATTAACGGAAACATGATAGGTAAAAGACGCTGTGATAGGTATTCACAACCCGAATTATATGATATCGCGAAGAAACTGGGAATCGTCGATATAAAGAAAACGACAAAGAAGGATGTGTTGTGTGCGATGATTAAGAAGGTTGGGAGTGAAAAGGCGCAAGTTGCCGCGTTTAAGAATGGAAGCACCGAATATAGATTAACTGGAAGTGGTGAAAAGTTCCGCGTCGGTAAAAAATTGGCGAAATTATATACCAAGAATGATCTCATTCGTTTCGCCAAAATCATGAAAGTTGCCGTGAATGCGAGAAATGATAAGATGACGATTGTCCAAAAAATGGAAAAGGAACGAAATCAGCTCGCGAATGCCGCGAGAAAGAAAGTGGTGACACCACCACCGCCTAAACCCACCCGTAAAAATATAGCACAACAAAAACGTAACGCCGTGCGTCAAGAAGTCTTGAAGAAACGCGGTCTCGATGAAACTTCGATTCGAAACGATATCATGCGTTTATACGGGAAGCGATGGCTGTCGCGTTATAAGAACGTGATGCCTTCAATCAACGCTGATGTGAAAGAGATGAAGGCGAAGCTGAATAGTATGGGTGGTCGTCTCGGAAACAAACGTGGTATTCCGTTCAAGAAGGATGTTGACATCGTTAAAAAACGCATGGTTGAACGATGGAAACGTGAGCGTGAACGTAATCTCGAGCGTGTGTTTATCATGAATCAATTGAATACCAAAAACATACCCAATAGACTCGTAAAAAATTACAAGAATGCCGCGGCGAATTATATAATGACCCAAGGTCCAACGATGAAACAATTGGAAAACTACACAAAGACATGGTTAAATTTACGCAAATAAAAACTTAAAGACGCTGGTATATTTCTGACTAATGGATGAGTACACACAGTTTGTACTCGACGAAGCCACGTTTCACATGAATGCGGCTCGGGAACTTTTAACCGAAAGTATCAAAGATCCAGAAAAACATTACAGGGAAACGAAGCGGTTTCACGCGACACTCGCAAAGTTATTTCCGTTTATGGTTCTACTACAATCTTTCGTACCTCCACTTGCCGATTTGGAAACGGTGGATAATTTATCAGATACGCAGTCTTCAGTGACATCAGACGAAGATAGTTTTGTGCCTGTAACTCCGCCGCATCATTCAGAGTCTTAATGGTTTTAAATTCGAGAACTGTTTCGTTATTCATGATAATATCGGCTCTCAGATTACCGATGATGTGTCCTTCAAATGGAATGGGTACGATGCGTTCCGATTCGTATGAAACACCTTCACGTCTTAAAAGAACTTCCATCGCGTTATGGTATACTCTCTCACTGTACCCAGCTCCCAGTTGAGAATATATTTTTGTAGCGAGTGCCTCTATGTCTACCATACCCTATTTTTTCACGATCGCTTTAATCATCTTATTCGTCAAGTTATAACCTGTCATATTTTTAAACGCCTTTGCGTTACCGGAAGCTGCGGCGGCTCTCGCCATCGTGGCCGACGGTGCATTCGGAGTTCGCGACACGGCAACCTTCTTAAACTTAAGAAACTTGAAACTGTTTTCACGGTTTTGACCCACGACCATGATTGAATTTGCATTGAAGTTTTGTGTGATCTTGGCGATGCTTCGATCTTTTGCTGATGTGAGTATGGTCACACCCGGAAACCAACGTCGGAGGATGCGCACTTTGTTCTCCACCGGAAGGGGGTTCTTAGCGTTTCCATACGAATGTGACACGACAATCACGGGTGTCTTATTCGTGCGACGCGCAGTTTCGATGACCTGTTCAATCATGACGCGATGACCTTTGTGTGGAGGGTTAAAACGACCATACGTAAAGACAACAGACTTCATTAATAATATCAGAGAATATAAATGAAATCGTGGTGGCCATTCAGTTTCGTGCGAATATCGTCATCGAAATCATTCAGTTACCTATGGGGAGAATAATGTTCTCGTATAGTATATGGCCACATACGTCCAGCCCACGTGTGAATTTGTATATAAAGTTTCATCTCTCGAAAAAGTCGTCGACGGTGATACCATCGATGTGACTCTCGATCTAGGATTTGATGTGTGTACGCGTCAACGCGTGCGTCTTTTGGGTATCGACACCCCCGAATCGCGTACATCCGACGCGACGGAGAAGGTATACGGCCTCATTTCAAAACAAAAATTAAAAGAGTGGTGTCTCAAAGCTGTGGAATCTGAGAAGGATGATATCGAGATCGAACTCAGATGCCCGGAACGAGACAGTCGTGGTAAGTTTGGGCGCATCCTCGCAGAGGTGTGGGTCTCCGAGGATGGTCAATGGACGAATGTTAACAAGTGGATGTGTGATGAAGGATACGCGGTGCCGTACTCGGGTCAAAATAAGAATGCTGTCACATCGCTTCACGAAGCGAATCGTCGTAAATTACGTCTCCGCGGTGAGGGGATACTTGTTGACCCATAAGTTACAAATCCATTTCTCACCGTGCGTCACGGGCATACCACCGTGTAGTGCTTTCGATGTAATGAATTCATAATTATCGAGCGTGTCAAAAAATAAAACATCACCGGCGTTGAGTTTGTACGCGCGTCCTAATTTTGGAAACATGGTCGCACCGCCTTGATATCCATCGTTGAGGGCGATGATGAATGTGTACATGCGTTTATTTTTTTGATCGTGCATGGCGTCTTGATGTGGACGGTAAAATCCACCCTCTTCGTATCGAAGAACCTGTAAATTTTCACAATTATCGATCGGTCGGTCCGTCATGGCTAAACACTTATCGACAATTCTGCGTATCACGGGATCTTCCAACGATAACCACGCTGTTTCACTCTGACGGACATTCTTCTTTATGAGTTTATCTCTCGAAACTGTCGACGGTTTGAGTTTGTCTCGCGCTTGTTCTATGATATAGTGGCGTTCTTCTGGAGTCACGAAATCATGGAATACGAGTGGATGTCTATATTTCGGAATCAATAGATACACGAAAATTATGATTGCCAGTAAGAGCACGAGCATTCTACATTAATAGAATATTATTATTGAATAGCGGTGGAGTGACACATTTATATCTTTTATGAATAGAACGTACTATATCATTCGAATAGACTATGAGCTCACGTAAAGTTGTGATTATACCCGCGTCTTCACGTATGACATACTGACGAAGTAAATCCGACGCCGTGTCTATGAACATCTGATACACATTAACGACATCCATATTCTTCTCCTTGTGTTTGTCGATCGCTTGTATCTTGCGTTTGAATTCCTTTTCTGACATATCATTGAGCATGTATAATACCCTGTGATGATAGGTGGAGGTATTGACGTATCGTGTATACATGATCTCCCGCTCACACCAATTAATAACGTGTATTAGATCCGCGAGGCGTTCCGGAAGTTCGTGTCTCGACGGTAGACCACCACACGGTACATCACCATTTTCGCGGTAGAGACCGTGCGTCTTTCGTTTAAATTCTAGATAATGTGGATTATGTATTCGACCTATTTGAATATTCCCGGATCTCCAATCAAACGCCGTTTGACACTGGGTACACCACATTTGTGCACACCCATCTATTTTAGAAATCATGGTCGAACATTTCGGACACGGTTTCGTATCCTTTAATATGAGTTTCATGGTTTTTACGAGATCCGGGTCGCATGTGCGATCGTCGTGTTTAATTTCACCACAATCATTACAAAATGTAGTTCGACATATACCACAATACCAATCTTCATCTAGAAACCCCTTACACTCACCCTCGGGGCATTTTCGTACGAATGACTTCTTGATTTCGGTGATGTCTGGATTTGAAAATCGAATTTCATCTATACGTTCGCGCGTTTGGCGCATGTTTTCTATGAGTTCGTGTATTTCTTGGACTTGTATATATTCATCGTATGATAGACGACCATATGTCATATATAATTTAGACAACTGTACCTTTTGTTCCGCGATGACTTTGTTTAAATAGCGCATCTCGAGTATCCGTTCGACGTGTACTTGCGTCTCCGGCATGAGTGATTTTTCGCGTTCAAATAGAACATTTTCACGATGTCGTCTATAATCGACGTGTCTAAAGTTATGTGTACAAAAATGATCGACGAATTGTCTGTTCCACACGTGTTTACATCCCATGCAATGGGCATCTTCCATGACTGAAAGTAAATATGTCTGTGTACACGTTCTACACGTATTCAAATCACAAAAAGGACAGGTAACCTTTTTGTGATTTGTATTTTCAAAACACACACCGCACCTGTCCATTAATTAAAAACATGGTGCTATTCTTTAAACTTACATGTATTTTTCCTTTACCCAGTCTCTATCACTTTTAAATATTTTAGACAATTTTGGATTTGTTCGTTTGAACAAAATCATCAAAACATTTAATCGTCGAAAGAGACCGAGCGGTGGTTCACCCGCCCGAACAACGCGCGCGAGTGCTCGGTGTCTCGCGAGTGCGCTCTTTTCGCGAACATCGGAATATCCGTGTGCACTGAGAATTCCAGAATTACTGAGAGGTATGATGACTCGCATTTATATGATACAAGATTATATTCTTCGTCGAGTCTGTTGTTGTTTTTTCTGTGTCGCCTTGACACTGGTACCCTTGGCTTTTGCGAGGGCGCGGTTTTGCTTTCTGAGTTGTTCTTTTCGCGCGCGTTTGGCTTCCGACTTCTCAAGAGCCATGCGTCTTTTTTCCTTTTCATTCACGTTATTGAAACGCTGCGCCGCAGTCATGGGTTTCTTATTTGGTCTGTTCGTATTATTGAATGAAAATCCACTCTCTCGAGACTTGACGAGTTGACGAGCTTCGTTGAATATTGTTTTATTTTTCGAGGCGTTCCATCGTTTCATAAACTTTTTAACATCGGTGCTCGTGAGGCCCTTGATTTGCTTGAGTTTCCACTCGACGCCTTCACGGATCGTGGCGTTGGAGTTGCGTTTATTTGCGTTCTTAAGAACCGTGTTTGGATTTTCTCCCTTTTCAAGTCTATTCATGAACTCTTTTCTGTTATCACGCGTGAGCTTCTTCTTACTTTGAAGTAAGGCTGCGGTATTCTTTCGAAGCTTGTCCCGACGCTCCTTTTCGATTTTTTCTTTTTCTGCGGTGCGCCGATCTTCGTGAAGTTTTCCCGCATTCGCGAGAATGGCTCTCGGATCGTTACCCTTGTTGAGACGTTCCATGAACCGCGTTCGATTTGCCTTTTCGAGTGTGTTGAGTGCTTGAAGTCTCGTCGCGGTGTTCTGTTTGAGTGCATTTTTAGCCTTTTTCTTAGCATTCAATTGTCTCGCGAGCTCGTCGCGTCTTTTCGGAACATCGTTTCCGCGTTTCATGATCCACGCTTCGTGACCAGCCTTCTCTTTGTTAGAAATATTGGACGTGCGAATCTCCTCGCGAAGTTTGATTTTTTCGTCGAGTTGTGCGTTGATCGAGGTGAGATCTTCTTTAGTTTTAGCTTGTTTCACGAGGGTTTCCCAATCGCGTCTAAACACACCCGTCTTACCCGGGATTTCTCGGATGATCTTTTCAAATAACGGCTTCTTTGCCTTTTCGAGCAAGAGTGTCTCGGCGTTACGAAGTACGTTATTCGCACTTTTACCCTTGTTCAAGTTGTTCATGAGCTTCTTTCGATTCTCACGCTCGAGGTTCGGAATGGCTTGAAGCTTTGCGGCCACATTTCGCTTTAAAGCGAAGGTACGTCGGTTGGAATTCATCTTCGATGCGTTTTTGAGAATCTTGTTTGGATCTTCACCCTTGTTCAAGCGTTCCATTAACTTTGTTCGATTCGTCTTTTCGAGTGTATCGAGTGCTTGAAGTTTCGCGGCGACATTCTTTTTGAGTTGATCGCGAGCGGCCTTCGCGTTGGCTATATTCTTCTCGATGAGCGATTGAATCGGTGTAATGTTCGCGTAAGGTTTATTGATTTGATTAATGTATTGCTTCTTTCTGTCATCGGCGATCGCCAAACCCGTGATTTGTTTCTTGAGATCATTCTTCAATTTCGCCTTGTCTTCGTTATTTTTAATGGATGCATTCTTAACATTTTGAAGTGACTTACCAGCGTTGTTAAATTCTGAGATGTACTTTTGCATGTCCACATTCGTGAGATGTGTCATGGTCTTAAGATGTTGTTCGAGAACACCGCGATCTTCTTGACGTTTTCGGTTCGCCTCCGCCTTCTTACGTTCGGTATTCAGGTTTGTCGCACGAGCCTTAATCGTATTCAATGTATAGTTTGTGTTATTTGTGAGAAGCTGATTTTTAAACGTCTTTTTGTTTTCATTCGTCAAATCTAACGTGTTCAAGAATGCATTGAGTTTCGCGGATCTGTCCGCGCTTTCTTGCTTTCTCTTTTGTGATGCGGTGTTCGTATTCGTAATCTCTTGTTTGATGGACGCGAGATTCATGTTTTTATTCGTCACGCGCGCGATGAACGCATTACGTTCGGTGTTGGTCAGGTTCTTACCATTCATGAAATTTCGAAGTTCATCTTTTTTCTTGTTCAACAGTTCCGCGCGCCGAGATGCGTTCAGCTTGGTCGCTTCATTCTTCACAGCGTTGATCGTCGCCGAACCGTCGTTAACCTTCTTAATGAGGCCATTCTTCATCGAATTATTAAGTTCGAGACCGTTGAGGAAAGTTCTCAACTCGGCTCGAGTGGCTGCTTTATTCTTTGCATTCTTATTCATATTCGCCGCGGCCTGTTTGAGTGTATTCAGTGTATTACTTCCACTATTAAACTTCTTAAGAAGATCTGTCTTTTGCACGTTTGTAATATTAAGAGTATTCAACATATTTGTGAGTTCTTTTCGATTCATCGCAACCTTTTCGAGTTTACGTCTGTTCGATAATTTACGCGCTTCATTCTTGAGTACGGATATATTTCCATTCGTATCATTAAATTTAGTCATGATACTGTTTTTATCTTCACCCGTGAGATTCAATTCATTCGTGTAATTATTGAGTTCTTGTCTCTTTGAATTTATGAGTTCACGTCGACGCTGTTTCACGAGTTCGTCCGCTTTCGTCTTTATCACATTGAGCTCCGCGATCGAATCGTTAAACTCCTTGAGAATTGAATTCTTATTGGTTTGATTTAACTCGAGCGTTTTCACATAGTTAGAAAGAGCGTTTCTATTCGATGTTCGTTTTTCAGATTTTCGTTGGTTCACGAGATTTGTCGCGCGTTTTTCGAGGTCATTCATATTAGAACTATCGTTATCGAATTGTTTGAGAATTGAATTTCTATTTTCATTCGATAAATTCAAACCACTCAAAAACTTGGAGAATTCCACGCGCTTCTCCGCGATCTTATTCTTAAGCACACCATTCGCACGCGCCTTCATGTTTTCGAGACTGATGTTCGATTGCGAAAGCGATTGCATCAATGAATTCTTGTTTTGGGGACTCAACCCTATCCGAGACATGTAGGCGTCAAAGTTTTCGAGGTTCTTGGCCCGCTTGGCAGTCTTGATTGAATTCGCCATATTCTTTGCGTTTTGTTTAATGACATTGACAGTATTCGGTGCGTTATCATACTTTTGCAGGAAACCATTACGATTCGTTGGGTTAATATTGAGTTTTTCGAGATAATTACTCAATTCCGCGCGCTTTTCAGCCTTCTTCTCGTTTTTGATTCGGTTGGACTCCGATTGGCTTCTATTCTTAAGTGTATTGAGCGTACCCACACCGTTATCGAAGTTCTTCAATATGGTGAGTTTCGCGTTTCCGGGAAGATTAAGATTTGTCATGAAGCGATTCAACTCGTTACGATCTCTCGCCTTCCATTCACCCTTACGTTGATTGAGGAGAGTATTCGCTTTCTTAGACCATGCGTTTACATTCTTGTTTACGTTGGCATTAAAATTACGCATGAGAACATTCTTATTGGATTGGTTCAATGGCATGCCGTTGATGTATGTCTTGAACTTCGTCATCAGTGCTTCCGTCTTTTCAGACTTCCGTGTGTTCACGAGATTTCGACCCTGTTTCTTGATAGACTCGACATTACCACTCTCATCGTCGAAGAGTTTCATCACGTATTCCTTATCATCATTCGAAAGCTCGAGTGTATTGACATACGTCTTGAGTTCGCCTCTGTCTTTAGTGCGTCGTTCTTCTTTTCTTTGAATAGAACGATTGGTCGCTTCACTGATGATATTTTTGATGGTCACGGACGGGGAATTCAATTTACTCAAAAGATCCAACCTATTACTGTTATCCAACCCTAAAGTATTCATGTGATTTTCAAGTGACTTTTTATTCGTGATATATTTCTCATCTTTACGAGTTTTTGCGATATCATTCGCATTTTTGCGAAGTGTATTTAAGCTCGCGTTCGTGGTATTAAACTTATTGAGAATTGTATTTTTGTCTTCCTTGTTAAGACCGATCGAGTTAATATATTCGGTGATTGTGTTTCTTTCGGCCGCTCGTGCATTAATGTTTCGTCTATTTTTAACATTTTTAGCCTCGTTTCTGAGAGCGTTGATGTTGGCGTTTATCGACGTGATTTTATTCATTATATATTTCTTGTCTTCGTTTGTCAAGCCCAAATAATTAACATATTCTTTCATTTGTGCTCGCATCGTATTTAGCTTTTCGATCTTTCTATTTTCAATCAATTGAATCGCCTTTTGTTCGATATTCCGAGCACCGTTATTGAATTGACGTAAAAGTCCAGCTTTGTTAACGTTGGTCAAATTCATAGCATTTAACGTATTTTTAACCTTTTGTCGTTCCATGGCTAAATTCCTTTTAATGGACGCTTGATGAATATTAGTCGCAGTCTTCATGAGAGTGTTCAAGTTTCCACCGTCATCGTTAAAGTCTGTGAGAAGCATCTTCTTTTCGTCATTCGACAGCGCCAACGTGTTCATGTGACTTTCGAGAGTCTTTCTGTTTGCCGCGCGACGTTCGGTCACGTTTTTATTGACGAGTTGCTTCGCCAAGTTTTTCGCCTTGTTCAGAGAGATAGCACCCGTGTTAAAATTGGCGATGATCTGAGACGCGTTGATGTTAAGACCGGCGACGAAATTTCTAAGATTTACTTTTTCGGCTTCAAACTTTTCACTGCGTCGTACGTTGGAAAGAGATTTCGCGTTCGTCTTCGCTTTGTTCAGATTGAGCGCATTTCCAAAATTTTGAATGATTTTAGCCTTATTCGGTTCACTCAATTCGAGTGTATTCAAGTATTCCACGAGTTCGACTCTATTCTTATTTCGTTGATCGGAGATCCTTGAATTTATCAAGTTTGTAATCTTACGCTTGATCGTGTTGACGTCACTTTCACCGTTATTAAGTTCTTTAAGAAAAGCAGCTTTATTATTCGATGTGATGTTCAACGTATTCATATAATTTTTAAGACCATTACGAGTTTTTATTTTGTTTTCCGCATTCTTAATCTTTACGAGTTCTTGAATTTCACTTTGAAGTGTTTCGAGAGTCGACGTACCCGTGTTAAATTTACTCAATATAGAATTCTTTTGCGTTTGATTCAACTGTGTAGAGTTGAGCGCGTTCGTAAGTTTTTCACGGTTCGCGAGCTTTTTTGAATTTCGAATCTTCGTGGCTTCATTCTTAAGCGCATTTAAATTCGAAGAATTGCTATTAAACTTGGACACGATCGCATTACGTTCTTGATTCGTGAGACCGAGTGTCGCTATGTGTCCCATGAGATCTTGACGATTCAAAATTTTCTTTTGATTCTGCGACGCCACACTTCGCGCGTTAATGTTAGATTTCAAAGCGGTCACGTTCGTGTTTGCCGTCACACTATTCCTGAATGATTGCTTTTCGTCATTCGTGAGACTCTTGTTAGCCATATACGCGTTGATCTCACTTTTGATTTTGTTAATGCGTGCATTTTTACGCGTTTGATCGAGTGTGCGCGCCTTGTTTTGAATGGATGATACATTCACACCGTTATTGAATTCGCGAATCAATGCATTCTTATTCGTTTGATTAAGAGTTGTTTCCTTGTTCAAGAAATTCACGAGTGATTGTTTATTCTTAATTTTAATGTTTGTCTCTTTCGCTTGAATTATTTTAGACACTTCATTTTTTACACCATTTAACGTCAATTGATTCGCGTCGTACTTTTGAACCAAATTATTCTTTTGGTTTTGGTTAATATTCACCGTATTCAAAAACTCAACGACTTGAAGCTTCATGATGGCTCTCTTTTCACCTTTACGTTGTTCGATGAGCGTATTAGTTGCATTTTTGAGACTATTTAAGCTCGTGATGGAACTATCATTTAAGAGGCTCTTTTTATTCGAATTATTGAGTTCGGTGACCGTATTGAGATAGTTTTGAAATTTCGCGCGGTTGTTCGCCTTGGGGACGTTGTTCGCCTTGGGGACGACGTTGTTCGCCTTAGGGACGTTGTTCGCCTTGGGGACGTTGTTCGCCTTAGGGACGTTGTTCGCCTTAGGGACGTTCGATGCCGACTCGGCTTCGCGACGAACGGAGTTCAGGGAATTTGTGGCGATCTTATTCTTCAGTTCACTCTTTTTCGCATTGGATATGTTTAACGCGTTGATGAATTCTATCAACGCGTCTTCATTACCTTTCGCGACGCGTGCGTTCGTCACGACATTCGCAAACTTCACACCGGCTTGATTTAATTTATTAAGGTAATTCTTCTCTTTACGAATTCCGAGAGCTTTGATCGCGTTGGCGGCTTGCGCCTTGGTCACGTCGGTGTTGATTTTTTGCTTGGGTGGGGTGTAACCACTCGGAAGAGAGGGACCTTCGACGACACCCGTGTTCAAATACATACCCAACCCCTTATCACCTCTTTTAAACACGTAACCGGGTTTATTGGCTACACGTGTCTTGGAGGGTATGAAACTTTTATTCGCGACGTTCATGAATGACGGTCTCGCGCCGACACTCGGTTTAATGGCCGCCGGAAAGGCAACTTTAGTCGTTCGTTGAACGCTCGGCGCGCTCGGTGCGCTCGGTGCGCTCGGCGCGCTCGGCGCGCTCGGTGAGGGTATGTTCAAAGATTTGGGAAACATGACTCGAGTTGAATTGTTGACCCGACGGTTCACCCCGAAATTGTTCACCCGACGGTTCACCCCGAAATTGTTCACCCGACGGTTCGCGTTGTTCACCCCGAAATTGTTCACCCGACGGTTCGCGTTGTTCTCACCGACGTTGTTCGCCGGTCGATTCAGATTGTTCGCACCGACGTTGTTCGCACCGACGTTGTTCGCACCGACGTTGTTCACACCGACGTTGTTCATCGCGATGGCATTACGCGTCGACGCACGGCGTTTTCTCGCGAGAACGATCGGTTCGCGAATTTTACGACCGTCGAGATAACGCTTCGTCGCTTCGATGAGTTCATGTTTCGTGAGACCATCGGTGAGGACGACACCGGCTTTCTTCGCGACGCGCTTCAATTCATCTATTTTTGAATCGCTCGCGAACAAGATATCATAATCTTTTGGCTTAAGAGGTGATTTACCATCGATCATGAATGTTCTGTTCTTACTGAGAACCAAAGGCGGAAGTGGGAGATTATCTTCCTGAATATCGGTGTAGGCCTGACATATCTTCTTGCGAGATAAGTTCAGTTCTTTACCCGTATTTTGCCGTATCATCTGACGTAGGTTTTCTATATCAAGTTTTGGATCACACGCATCCATCCATACACTTTGATATACAAAAACATTATAAATTATGACCAAGCATATACAGTCGTATCTTGTCCTCGTAACTCAAACCAAAGTCAAATATATTTAAGTGCTCGATATCTATCTGATGTGTTTTAATCTTAACATCATACTTAACTCTATTACGTAAGGTTGACGTTATGATTGTTTCGAGAAACTGTTTTGGATTTTCGAGGTCTTCTTTATATTTGGGTACCACGTGTATTTTAACGCACGTTATCTCGTGTGGCTTTTTGTCTATAAAGGGAAGAAGTGGTATGTCTTCCGCTGTACCACCGTCGACGTATGTCTTCGAGTCGTGTTTACCACATTCAAATATGAGTGGAATGGCTATGCTCATACACACCGCGTCGATCACTTTCATGTCTGGATACGTATCCACCGAAAAATACTCAGTCCGTGACGAATTAAGACAAAACGCCGCGACGTATATCTTCTTTTTCAATTCTCGGAATGTTGGATCACATCCACACAACTCGACGAGTTTTTGACGTATAGGTTCAGTATCGACGAAGCCAAATTTGTTAAAAAAGAGCCCAATGTTTAGCTTAACAAATTCGGAGATATCTAAGGATAATGACATTTTAAAAATCTTATCGACAGACATCCCCAACGCTAGAAATAGTGCCAAGATCGATCCAGCCGAAGCACCGGATATTTCTTGGACATCGCGAAGTTCTTTATTCATTCTTTTAAGACACCCGATCATGGCATAAATACCCATGGCACCTGGTCCCAGAACTAAATACTTCATATCCTATTAGTAGAATTGAGGAAATTGACGTCGCAAAGACGCGAAAATAAGAGAAAAGACGAGGGCGTGCACGAGAACAGACTGCGGACTCGTTTGACCCGAACGGAAAACACCACCAGAACCCGGCGGCAACGTCAAAAGAAGACCCGGGCTCAAAGCGAGGAAGAGCGTCGTCGTGACGAGCAAATCAGCCTTGGTCACGACCAAACCCATGACTCGGGCGATCACAGAGTACGCCAAGAAGAACACGAGCGCGTGGAAAAAGATGGCCATTTGATTAGTGTTACCACTGGCAAACTTAACAGACTTGCCATTCGCGGTGAGCAAAAGACCTGGGCTGAGCGCGACAAAGAGCGCGGCTGGGATGGTGACTTTGCGCGTGGCAATATCGGGGAGCATTTAATATATAGTCACATTATTTTGTGACGTGTGTAAAGCCACGAAATCAATGAAATGATCGAACGTAGCACCAATCATGAAAGCGTCGCCCAGGTTTGCGTCCCTGATATACTCTTCAATCTTATCCCAAATATATGAGAGTTGTGGCGTTGTTCTGAAATAAATATACGCCGGTTCTTCGTGATGTTCCGCGTAACAGAAATCGGCAAAGTCTGAAAATTCAGCCTTATCCAAGAGCGTGTGTTCGAGAAACGCGTCACGAATTAATAAATTCATGAGATCCCACAGTTCCCATAGTTCATCTGAGTATTTCGATTGCCAATCATGAATATTCAGATGAGTGTCATCATCTTCGATGACCTCGCCATTTTCGTCGAGTTCGACGTCGAGGTCAAAATTTCCATCTTCAATGTACTGACTCCACACCATCGTGACTTACTTATCTTCTTTAGGAGCCTTCTCTTTTATACCGGTTAATGAGAGCGTCACGGATTCTTTGGTTTTTAAGTTGTCTTGAATCGCGTTAATCGCACCCTCGACCTTCACTTCGTCACCCCCGAAGAATTTCAACAAACCTTCCTTAATAGAATCCTTATTCACACCCGACTTACGGACGCTTTTTCTCAAACTTATCTTACCCTTCCTGAGGTTAATGGTATCAATACCCTGGTCAACCATGTGTTTCTTCACAGTCTCCTTGAGACGCTTTTCTTCCTGGTTAAGAATTTTGATATCAGCTTTCGCTTCAGAAAGTTGTTTACTGAGGTCAACGAGCTTCGAGACGCTCGTTGAGAGATCACTAGACACAGAAGACATAATTATCTATTATTGATCTAAAATCTTTAAGCGCACAAACTACGCTGCATCAAGTCCGGAGCAATCGTGGAGTTGTTCCAAACGAAAGCATCCTTGGGGTTCGGCGGATCCGCGCGAATTTGCTGGTTCGCGTTACGCAAGTTACCGCCAGTGGTCTCCGGGAAGCCAATTTGTTGACGCGGATCCAAGAAGTTTTGACCCTTGAGGATATCTTCCGGGGCAAACTCACCGAAGTCCTCCTGAGAAGCAACCTCACGCGGCAAGAGCGAGGACGCAAGTCCGGTGCCAGCCTTCATTTGGCACGTACTCGCCGGAACATCACCACCATCGTAAAGGCTCGGCGCATACATAGTTTCGCTGATACTGTACTTAGACTTTTTTGTGTTCATGTTCATGAGCAAATAGACAAGCACGGCAACGGCCGCAAGCATGACCAGCTGATTCGCCCGAATCTTCATCTTTTTATATACAGTATACATATTTTTTTATTCGTCGCCCTCATCTTCAAAGGCAAATTCTTCTGGATATGTTTCTTCTGGCTGAGGAGGAGGAGTCACCATCTTCACCTGAACAACGTTCCACACCGAACCATATGCCTTCTTGGCAAACCACAATCCGGCGAATTCGAGAATGACCGAACACTCACCATCGGTTGTGAGCGCGCTGAAGTCCGTGAGTTCCTGGTCGGCGGTGAAAATCTTCGTCGGAGCAATCTTATCGGCGGTGATCTGATTGTTCGTGACACTCGCCGTATACGCCGATTCAACTGTTTCTTGATTGAGAACCTTACCAAACCAAGATTCGGAATTCTCGAGTGCGGCCTGGATGTTTTGTGTATCGATCGCTTGGACGCGTTCGAGATTTCGTTCGGATACGAGATCGAACGTCACTTCGGTGTCCGAGAGTCCACACACCTTGACTTTGTTCAGTTGAACGAAGCACTTCCTCTTGTCGTCCTTCGTAGCCTTGACGACATAGAATCCTTCGTCGTCCTTCGTTGGGGTATCGTACAGCATTATACCGTATAGTGTGCTTATTTCTTTAAACCAACGAAAGGTATCTGGGCTGACTTCAACAGTACCGACTTTGGAACCCAACTGTCACGCGCGGGCCTGTATCCATAAAGCGTCTTCAAAATATTAAACTTTTCCGGGACTTTACCACCCGTACTTGGTCTGAAGTTGTACTCGTTTTTTACGTAATTTTTATCTTTACTCGTTCGCCACAATTGATTATTGATATTGAAACGTTGATCTCCTTTCGTTTGCTGGAATCCCGGTACGCGCACCGACTTTGTGGACGCCTTGAGTCCCACGACAAACTGCCTAGACACACGCTCTTCGTCTGGGGGTGACGTGTACGCGATATATTTTCTAGGGTTTACCGTGGCCGCGGATTTCATGTTCACACGTCCATCGAGTCTTCGACGGCGCGCCGCTGTCATGGGAATCTTGTGTATTTTCGCATATATAGACTCAATCGTATCACTCGAATTAATGGACAATTTACTCGAAATTATTTTTGACAATTTCACCATGCGTTGTCGATCCTTTTCCTTCTTTTCTGGACGAAGACCGAGCTTTTGCATGAGATACACGTCGTCGAGTAAGAATCGACGCCCCGCCACGAAAATACGATCGTCGCGGACGATGGTGCCCGTCATTCTATTTCTATACGTGACACCTTTCTTCTTTGTCTCCACGACTTCAAAACCAAACTCACCCGGACGCATGAACGGTATGTCTAATATTCCACCGACGGGGCGTTCGACGATTTGACCTTTCGCTATCGAAAAGTATCTCGTTTTAAGATCGAGGGCAAATAGTTCCACATCGATGAACACATTCGTTCTAGAGGGTTCGGGGCCATTTCCAGTTTTCTTCTTCTTAATGAGGATGTACCGTCTCGTGACGTACGGTCCCTTCTCGGCGAAACCGAGACCCAAAAACTTTGCGACTTTCGTCTTGGCACTGAACCTCGCATGAATTTCTTTGTCATACTTCGATGCAATTTCACCAAGTTTATTCCATAAAAGAACCTTGACCGCTTGGAGTTTTCCGAAATATTTTGAATCGTATTTGAAACTCGGTACAAATTTGGTATCTATATCACTCGTGATGATGCGATCATTTCGTTCGATATAATAGTTGAACGCTTCACCACCGGATATCACGAGATCACCACTCGTTTTCAAAAATTCTGAAAGTTCTCCCACCATTCGATAGACGACGTCTCTTATGGTATCAGTCACGTAGGCGTAGACCATCTTTTCGAGCGATTCTTTTTTGTGAAGTCTGTGAAGGCGCTTTCTAAAGTTTGAAACATCATCCTTTTCATAATATCTCTTCAGTGTGGCGTCATTGAAGAAAAGGTTCTTCAACATGAACCGATTTATGACGGCCTCTGAGTAAATGCTATCGTCCATTATAATATTGTGATATATAAAAATGGAGTGTGCCGATCTAAAGTGTGATGTGATAGATGAATGTAAATGTTACGCGATGAAGGACGAAACGTATCCTTACGAAAATCAAGTGTGTGGCGTGCGACGAGGAAATCGTATATTTCCATGTAACCCCGCGTGTTGCTCAGGTGGTTGCCCTGGACAATGTAAGGGTGTACGTCCCAGACCCCCGTATAAAGTGACAGATGATTTCTTCACTCCATTCGAAGTCAATATTCCGGCGTATTCCAAAATAATCCTCGTGGTTCTTTTAGGTCTGGTAATAACCAGCACACTATCGTTACGAAAATGAGACTTAAAGATGAGACGATTAGAAGAGATATAAGATGTCTCTTGAAACTATCCAAACTGAACTCACTGCTCTCCGCGCCGATGTTAAGGCCCTGACGAAGATTATTCGCAAGGTTAAGGCGAAGCAAGACGATCCGGACGGAACGAAGGCTGCGGAACGTGCGAAGAACAACGGCTTCAACCGTAAGCAAAACATCAGCGACAAGCTCCGTGCTTTCATCGCCCTTCCGGAAGGGGAGTTGATTTCCCGCAGTGAAGTCACGAAGGCGATCACGAAGTACATCACCGAAAATGGCTTGAAGCACCCGGACAATGGTCGTGTGCTCATCATGGACGAAAAGCTTCGCGATCTTCTCCAACCGGGTGACGTCCAAGTCACCTTCCTCAACCTTCAAAAGTTCTTGAGTCCGCACTATGTTAAGGCGGCTTAAACAAATAACACATATATGTAATAACATGAACATCAATAAGTCCATCGTCGAAGAACTTATTGGTACAAAGCCAACCAAGTTGGATTTGTATCAAAAAGCCTTCACTCACAAATCAGCCCTCAAAGAACACGAAGAGCTTACCGGTTCATTCGAAACTTTGGAGTTTATAGGGGATTCAGTTTTAGGTTTTGTGATAACCAAATATTTATACGACAGATATGAAGAGCGACAAGAAGGATTCTTGACAAAGGCTCGAACACAACTCGTGCGCGGAGACACCCTCGCGGGTATAGCCCGTAAACTTGGACTCCATGATCACGTTCTCATGGATGAAAAGGGGATGCGTAATGGATGGAATAATAACCCAAAGATTCTCGAAGATGTTTTCGAAGCACTCATCGGTGCGATCTATATGGATCTCGGACTATTACACGCAAAGCAGTTCATTCTCTCCATTTACGAAAACCCAAACCTCGTTGACATGAATGATATCATGATAGACAATAACTTCAAAGATCATCTCATGAGGTATTCACAGTCAAATAACTTACCACTTCCAGATTATAGAATCGCATGTCAAAATGAAGGTGTATTTACCATAGACGTATTCATAGATAATGTGTTCCTAGGTCGCGGTTTCGCGAAGAGTAAAAAGCGTGCGGAACAGAATGCAGCGCGAGCGTTTTTCTATCCTCCACAGCTTAAAAAGTAGATCCAATATTATCTTAATATGCACCCGAATGTGAAGAAAGTGATTGAACGGGAATACGCAGCTCAAAAGAGTGAAGAATGGCTCGCTCTTCGTGGCAATATGCTCACGGCGTCAGACGCGGCCACGGCTATTGGGAAGAATAAGTATGAAACTCCCGAAGGTTTGCTTCTCAAGAAATGTGGTCTCGGTGAGAAGTTTACTGGGAATGAAGCCACACGCCACGGTGAAAAGTATGAAGACGAAGCTCGTATTCTCTACGAAGAGAGACACGGTGAAGTCGTCCACGAAATTGGTCTCTGTCCTCATCCAATCCACACGTGGTTGGGTGGAAGTCCCGACGGTGTGTCCGAATCCGGAAAACTCGTAGAGATCAAGTGTCCCATGAGTCGACAGATTTTACCGGAAGTGCCCGAACATTACATGCCTCAATTACAGCTATGCATGGAGATTTTAGACTTAGAAGAAGCTGACTTTATTCAATATAAACCAGCAGAAACAAATTGGCCTCGTCCAGAGGAGTTTGTGGTCGTCAACGTGAAACGAGACCGTGAATGGTGGAATACGTATCTTCCAGTCATGAAGGAATTCTGGGATAAAGTGGTATATTATAGGGAGCATTTGGATGAGCTCCCTAAGCCACAAGATAAACCAAAACGCGCGCCCAGAAAGAAGAAGGAGATTCCCATTGAAATTCAAGTTGATCCCGACGATACATACCTAAGTGACTGAGCGACGAGTGAATATCACTCGAAACATGACAATCGAAGACCAATACATTAAGGCGAAGAACCGACTCAATGGTCGGCTCTTTGCACCATATCAAAGTGAGGGTGTTTTGTGGATGTTGTCCATGGAAAACCAAGTTCACGGTCCCAAGGGTGGATTTTTGTGTGACGAAATGGGTCTGGGTAAAACAGTGCAAGTCGTCTCGACGATTCTTGGAAACGAGAAGAGACGCACGCTCATCGTTGTACCCAAATCTATTATAACGCAGTGGGTTCAAGAGATAAAGAAGTTCGCACCGACACTGTCCGTTGGTATTTATAACGGTTCTGATATGTATCAATATGACATTGTCGTGTGTTCGTATTCATTAATCATGAACATCGGCCCACTCCACAGAATGACGTGGGATCGTATCGTGCTCGACGAAGCACACGAAATACGAAATAGATCATCGAAAACTTTTAAGAGTGTTCGAGCACTTCGATCTGATATTCGTTGGATCGTCACGGGTACACCCGTATTCAATTCTATGAATGATTTCGTATCTCTGTGTGAATTTATTGGTATCGAAAAGACCCTCGTACAGGGAATGACGACTAAGATCAAGGATATTTACATTCTTCGACGAACGAAAGATGATCTCGCAAAGCTCGATAAAAAGCTCGAACTTCCACCGTGTACGTTTGAAAACGTAGAATTGGAAATGTTTCCGGACGAACGAAAGCTGTACGAATTCGTATTTAAGGATGCTCAAGATACAATCAAGGATATATTCAGTTCTTCATTGAATATTAGTGCGAAAAATATGGCAATTCTAGAGTGTTTACTCAGAGCGCGTCAGTGCATGATTTGGCCGCAGATGTATCTCGACGGCGTTGCGCGTAAAAATGATACAGAACCCGAGCGATGGGTTGGCCGTTCAAACAAAATGGAAACACTCTTTCGAATGATTCGTGCCCACCCGGATGAAAAAACGCTCGTGTTTTGTCAATTCATGGGTGAGATGAATCTGATTCAGGAAACGCTCACGGACATGGGGTACACCACGTTTAGAATTGACGGATCGTGTTCAAATGCGGTTCGTCAACACGAAGTTGAATCGTTTCGTACGGCTCCACCGGGCGCTGTGTTTATCATCCAGATCAAATCAGGGGGACAGGGTCTCAATCTCCAAGAAGCGACGCGTGTGTACATCACGGCTCCAGCATGGAATCCAGCCACCGAACTTCAGGCGATCGGTCGAGCACATCGAACGGGTCAGACTAGACCTGTATACGTGAAAAAATTACTATACAAAGAGACGGATGAGTTTATCAGTGTCGAAGAAGAGATGATGGCGTTACAAGGACACAAATCCGTCGTGTGTTCGCAAGTTCTCAATGATGAAAGACTCCAAACACAAATTCCAGTAAAACGGACGTGCGATAAAATCTCAATTCTGGACATCAAGAAAATTTTCAGAGCGTAGTATATATTACAATGTCTACTATAGGAAGCCGCGCTGAAGTTTTCCACGGAACCGCTGAAAGGACCTCGGGTGGTCTTGTGAAGAAGGATCTCATGTTGGATCCGAAGGATGGTCGCATCAAGAGTAAGGCTGCCCACGATGCCGCGATCGCGCGCATGAAGTCGGAAGGTAAGGGTGCGATGGTCAAGGTCTTCAAGCCGAAGAAGGGTAAGTTTGCCCTCCAGCCGAAGCAAGGGACCAAGGCTTATGAGAAGAAGATAAAGAAGATGGAAAAGGAAAGAAAGTAATTTCTCGAGTTATAGTAAATGACACTCGCAAAGTGGGATGAGTCTGTTCGTTTAGCAAAGATTCAATTGAGAATGAACCCAAACACCTTTGTTAAAATACAGGGGAAGTTGCTCAAGGAAGCGCAAAAGATTTATCACCTGCTTCTATTAGCTGATTAATTTCTTTTCATAATATATACAATGTTTAACCGAATCAAGAATGCTGCTTCTCGTACACGCAACGCCGCGAAGGCGACGTACGCTCGTGTTGCCCCGGTCGTCGCGAACAAGGCTCGCGCCGTCGGTGCTGGTATGAAGAGCTTTGGTATGGCCGCGGCCAACAAGGCTCGCACGACCTACGACAAGATGCGTCAGGGTAAGAACGCTCCGGCGGTTGCCCCGACCCCGTACCTCGACAACAACTCGCACCGTATTTACAAGACCAACAACGGTGCTGTGTTCTCTAACGGTGCCAACGGCAAGAAGAACTACGCGCCGGTTGTGGGTGCGATCAAGAACGGTCCGAACGCCCCGGTTGTCGGTATTAACTCGATGAACGTCAAGACTGTGCCGAGCAATATTCGTCCGACGAACAATGTCGCGCGCATTAACTAAACAACGAATTGAAATCCTTTGAGTCTTTGTGGTTCAAAAACCATTAAGTTGTACAATTTCCATGTGATACCAAACTTCCTATTCAAGAAATACACACTATTGAGTTCAACAATAGCGAGTCCTGTATTCCTTGCATAGAGTCCGTTTTCAGCGGTATCATTGAGTACATTCTTTTCCGGGTCACACACCGAAGCCTTGATATCACCGTCAATCGTCGTGTCAACCTTTACACGAAATTTCGGTTCACGGTCGGGTGATTCTTTGATATTCGAGTTAAACATTGGTGCGAGTTCATCTTTAGTCATCATCTTTCCAAATATAATGTCACTCTGTTCAGAAACACTTTCAATGATTTTATCTTCAATCGCGCGCAGTGTCTGATAAAACTTTTCAACATAATTGCCATCTTCGTCGTGTCCTTTCATTGAAAAATCAATGTTGTATTTCGTTTGACCGACTTCCGGTGTAAATCCAGACACCCCGAAAGGCATGTACATTCGGGGCGTTGTGATTCTCAGTGGTTTACCATCCTTGGTTGACAATACAATCTTTCTATTATTGTAGTTGGCAATTTCAAGAATATCTAACGCGTCAACAAACTTTGCCATTAGTACATTAGAAACACGTGTAAACTTTAAGCTGAACACGCCACACACTCAGGTTCTAGACTGAATTGAATTGGGCGAGCTTTAGCCTTAGATCGAAGATAATACATCCCCGTCTTGAGTCCCTTCTTCCATGCATACATGTGCATGGAGGAGAGTTTGGACGTGGTTGGACTTTCCATGAAGAGATTCATACTTTGACTTTGATCAATAAACCGACCGCGATCGGCCGCCATGTCGATGACGTCCTTCATTTTAATTTCCCAAACCGTTCGGTACAAGTTTTTAATTTCATCGGGAATGTCCACAATATTTTGAATGGAACCACCCGCCTTCACCATGAGATCCTTCATTTCCTTGGACCAGAGACCAATCTCTTTGAGATCGTCTACGAGATGTCGGTTTACGACCACAAATTCTCCCGCGAGGGTTCTTCTCAGATAGATGTTCGTCGTGTAGGGTTCAAAGCATTCATTATTACCCAAGATTTGGGCAGTAGAAGCGGTTGGCATTGGAGCCATGAGGAGACTGTTACGGAGACCCTTCTCCTTGATGCGTTCCTTGAGAGCGTCCCAGTCGTAGTGAAGCTTGGTCTCACCTTCCCACATATCAAACTGAAGAATGCCCTGAGACGCCGGGGAACCCTCAAAGGTTTCATACGAACCATCAACCTCAGCCAACTCTGAACTCGCCTCAAGAGCGGCGTGATACATGGTCTCAAATATACGCGCGTTGATTTCCTTCGCTTCATCGGAATCAAATGCGTGGCGACAAAGAATGAATACATCCGCGAGACCTTGGACACCGAGACCAATTGGACGGTGTCTCATATTAGATTTGCGAGCAGTCTCAACGGGGTAAAAATTGTTGTCAATAACTCTGTTTAGGTTTTTGGTGACAGTTTTCGTAACTTCGTGGAGTTTGTCGTAATCAAATGTCTTTGTCTCTGGATCCACATACTTGGGGAGAGCGATTGATGCGAGGTTACACACAGCCGTCTCATCCTTGTCTGTGTACTCGATAATTTCGGTACAATTTCCAGTGAGAATACCGTTAAAAATGCCTCGATGTCTCAAAGGTTCATTGAAGCAGAAGGTATCAGCGGTTTCACCAAAGTCTTCAACCGAGACAATTTTTTCGAAATGAAGGGCTTGTCGGTTTGGCTTGTTTTCTGTGTGAAGATTTAAACGTCTTGTGTGTAGACCAAGAGTCTTCAGGATCTCAACACCCCCACTTGGAATTAATAGTCTCCACAAATCTTTGGTTTGAAATGTACCACCTGGCATGTCTACCATACGTGGTTTATGACTATGATTTATTCTTGAATTTACACCCATAGTCTGGAGCATGAGTAATATTTCATTTAGAAAGTCAAAGTGAATTGATCCAAGTTGTATAGAAACACCCCGTCCACCTTGATGTTTAGTGACACAACCATCACCATCTAGAAGACCTGTTAACCAGTCAAGTTTAGATTTCAGGGAATAGTCAATTGGAACGACGAATTTCTCTTCGATATCTTTTGGTAAACGAAGTCTTATTTTATTCTGACTCTGATTCACTGACGCATAGTCGTACTCAACATTATTGATAAGTTTTATCTTTTCGTGATATAAATCTAACCATTTTTGCTCTGTATAAGAATTTGCTTGACACGTACCATCTTCTTCATAGTATTTTACACATGTTTGATGGCGCATACACAACCCATTTATTTTTGCTTTGAAGTTACATCTCTTTGGTTCACCGTCAGATGAAGTTGTACCATCGGCGCAGAAAAGGCCGTGTGTGTATGCATACTTAAGTTCTTTGGTACTGTTATTAATTACGGGTAACGAATGTTTAATGATTTTCATACCTTCTTGGAGGTTTTGTGCTTCAATCGGTTCGTCATGACCAACGATCCAAAACTTATGATATGGTGTACAGCGCAACGATAAACCTTTACTGGTTTTTACCGTAAGTAACTTCTGTTTGGTACCAGTTTGTTTTACGGTAACTTTAGAAAACTCCTCCCCATTCCAAATATCAACTTCCTTGTCTTTGAGTTCCGAAATAGTTTGCTGACCTTCGCTTGTAAGAATTTTGGTTTCTGGTGCGACACATAAATTTGAACTCTTGATCGTACCCAAATTCTTTTGATTACTCTTTTTGTTGCACGCATCCTTGTACAACATATATGGTGTACCAGTCTCGGTTTGAGACCTGATGATGGATTTCCACACTTCAGCGGCTGGCACGGTCGCGGTCGCCCGACCCTCTTCCTCGTACTTTGTGTAGAGAGCTTCAAACTCGTCACCGACGGCGTCAGAGAGACCAGGTGCCTTGTCCGGACAAAACAGAGACCACTGTCCACCTTCTTCGACTCTTTTCATGAAGAGATCCGGAATCCAGAGAGCCGAGAAGAGATCGCGGCAACGCGCCTCCTCATCACCTTGGTTGAGACGCAACTCCAAGAAATCCATGATATCCGCGTGCCATGGCTCGAGATAGACCGCGATAGATCCTTTGCGACGCCCAGCTTGATTTACATAGCGCGCTGTGGCGTTAAATACGCGAAGCATGGGAATAATACCATCTGATTGACCATTTGTACCTCTAATACGAGACTTATTGGCCCTGACGTCATGGATGTGCATCCCGATACCCCCAGCCCATTTTGAGATTTGCGCACACTCGGTAAGAGTGCCGTAAATGCCATTGATGGAGTCTTCCTTGTTTGCGATGAGAAAACAACTGGACATTTGGGGTCTCGGTGTACCAGCGTTGAAGAGGGTTGGTGTTGCGTGAATGAAGAAGCCTTGTGACATCTTGTCGTAGGTCTCCAGAACAGACGGAATATCGTCACCGTGAATACCGATCGACACGCGCATGAACATGTATTGAGGTGTCTCCATCAAGACACCGTCAAGTCTCTGTAAATATGACTTCTCGAGTGTTTTCAAACCAAAATAACCAAAATCGTAATCCCGTTTTGTGACGATATCGTCACGCACGCGTCCGGCTATTCTCGCGACATTATCCGTCACGATACCCGCTTTTGCAAGCTTTTTCATCGCGACGTGAAAATTGTTTGGACACACTTTTTGAATATTACTCGCGATGATTCGAGTCGCCAATACCTCGTAATCGGGGTCTGACGTGATCATTCCAATACAAATTTCAGCGGAAAGTGTATCTATTTCTTGGGCAGAAATCCCGTCATACATAGAGGAGAATACTTGCTGCGCAACCTTTGAAGAGTCACATTTTTCGGAGAGTCCGTATGTTAAATTCTTGATCCTATTGGTGACATTATCAAATTTCATATCCTCAATACGACCTGAGCGTTTCACGACTCTCATTCTTATAATTACTCTAGTTGTTTTATTTTTAACTTATTTACGACGACACGTGATATCAGTACTTCTAACGCGAACCGGACCAGCAATTTCAACCTTTCTATTCGGCTGGAGAAGATACGTGTTCACGTTAAACGGACCTTCTTCCCCAGGTTTGGAAATCGGCGCATAAGATCCAATGAAGGGCTCGGCGCTTTTGTCCGGGACACGCTCCTTGTTATCAGGCTTCGTACTATATGTCGCATCAAAGTCAGCGAGCACAAACATATTTAATATCTACCAACAGTTTTTTTTCCAGCGTTATATTAAATGTGTGACGAACTTCATCTTAATTCCCTGAAGCAATGTCAGACTCCACTGAACACACTCTTCTTTTCTGAGTTCAATACCAATATTCTCCAGCGGGCGGTCAGACAGGAATTTAAGAATAAAACTGGAATCGCAATCGATTACCAAAACAAGGATGATTTGTATGGTATCATGCGTGTTGTTTTTATTAACAACTCGGGTAACCATTTTGAAAAAGTGAATGAACAAGTCAAGGAAATGAATGCACGTGTTATTCAAACGGCGATGTCACAAATTCAAAGTGGAGTGTCTCAGTACATGGGATACGTTCGCGATATCGATACGTTAAGTGTACCGCTTGCGCAACCGATTAATACGAGTACATACGGTAAGAAGATTGATTTAAGTGCAAAGATAGGATTGTAAATTATACAGGTGAAGTGATAAATGTATTATGTTCGATGGATCCATCGAATCGATCACCGCGGATGCGTTCGGTGAAATCTTATTGAGATCACGGATACGTTTGATACTTACGTCGATAAGACGCTTCATTTTAGAAATCGACGCATCGCGCTCATCGTAATTCTGTATTAAAAAATCGTGCACGTCCTGCAATTTTTTGATACTCTTATACAGATGCACTGGTAAGTAATCCATTATACTCTATGTAGCTATTATTTACATCGCCATTTTTCGAGACTTTTCCGCCTGAACACGAAGACGAATCATGATCGTGATGATAACGATTAAAGATGCGATAGAGGCGATCGACATACGATCGATGTTATTCAGTTCCATTTGTTATTTATAAATATTTAAAGTTTTTACTCCAGGAATTAGTAAGATGAGCCTGAATTATTACAAGGATGAAACCGAAAAGGTCTGTAAATCTAAAGGATGGGATCGTGCCGCCGTGGACACCGTGTGGCTCCTGCTCACAGAAGAGGTGGGCGAACTCGCGTCAGCGATCAGGCAACAGAAGAAAACATACAAGAAGACAAATCTCAAGAAGGACAGAGGAACAGACGTCATGATGGAAATGGGAGATGTTTTTAGTTACCTCTTTCAACTCGCGCACATGCTTGATGTAGATCTCGATAAGATGTGGGATGAGCACAAGCACAAAGTTAAGACCAAAAAATATAAAATGTAATGTACTATTAAATATGAGCAAGTATATGCTTTGCGATCAGGATGCGATAAACGATGTCAATCCGTTCGTGTCTCGCGATTTTTCTTTGCCGGGTGGTGTCCGTCAGCTCGGTGATTTTGCCGACAGGAACCTCGTCAAAGAAAAGTCCGGTATGGAGATTCAGGATGAAAAGAGTCCGTATTGTGATTATGCACGCACGGGTGGGTGGCGCACGAACGAATTGTGCGCACCCCCTAAAGCGAATTGTGCCGACGCGCGACCTCTTTATCCGCAACGAAATATTGACTATGGATTCACCGTCGAGCGACGTGGTAATCCAAATGGGCGGAAACGACGAGGGTTCCGATTTGATTTTAGATATGTTTTGATCTTCATTATATTGATCATCGCAATTCTATTAATTTTAAGACGTTAAATAAGCGTTGAAGTTTTTTCAAAGACGCGGTGCGCTCTATGACATCCACTAGTGTTTCTTTGCAAAAATCTTCAGCCACCTTGCGTTGCCAAGCGATTTTCTTGTTGATGAACGGAGGTGTGAATGATGGATCGAGTATCTTCACAGTATTCATGACTCGAATATATGTTTTTATGTCCACGATTCCATGGAGAATATTCTCTAACGCAATCGTCGCCATTTTGACACGCGTTTCCCTCGTCGGTTCAACCATCGTTTCGAGAAAATTTTCATATTGGATCGACTGTTTTCGTGATACAAGTTCCGTCCAGTCACCGCGAGCCGTTGTGTTCAAATAATCGACGAAATCAATATACCCACGTCCCGGGACATATTTCAAGTAGTTGATTTCAACATAAGAGAGATCGGATTCTATGTCGTGCACGACGAGTGCTCTCTTTAAGAACGAACTCATCACTTTCTCTAGGTGGAAAACCACTCTTTTCTCTAAACCATTATTTATAAACGCCTAAGTGTGTGTCGATCCTTTGAAATTTAAACTTAATCATGAAATACGCGGCGATAGCCAACAATACCTTCTCATATCTTCTCACGCTCGATGAGTTTAGAAGTAAGATGCCGGAAGAGACGAAACCCTCTTGGATAAAGATTACGACTATCACGATGATCTCTAATTTTATCGAAGAGATTGATATCAAAAAACTACGCACCGCTTTTGAAAAACTTGGTTCAATCAGGCTTCGGCGCAGTGGTTCAAAATTCGGTGGATTTGAATGGAAACTCAAACCCACAACCTTTTTCAATCAGATCACATTGACATATGAAGATGTGTACAGTACTAAATCCATCAAAGTATTCCCGAATGGAAGCATTCAGGTGGCTGGGTGCTCAGATTTGTTTGACTGCAAGAGAATCATCACACAATTGACATACATCATGAAAGTGTGTCTCAATATGAAGCGGGAGGTGTCACCAGAAACTTTCAGAATCGTGATGATCAATTCCAATTTCAGTTTGAACTATAACATCAATCTCATGATGGTGGCAAATCATTTTGAAAAACACGACGGTCTCTTTAAAGTTTCATTTGAACCAGACAGATATTCAGCCGTCAAGATCAAGTTTAAACCAGCCGAAGAGATGAAGGAGATCACGACGAGCATCTTTTCGACGGGTAAGATTATTATAACCGGTGCAGAAACACTCAAAGAGATTGTTTTTGCATACAATATCATCAATCAACACATCAATGAAAATCCAGCGATTCGAGTATCGCAGACGGTAGAAAAGGAAAACTTTGATGTTTTCCTTGGCTACAAATGTGAATCTCTCATCCCGAGAATCAGGGAAAATGGATTTCACTCGTGGTTACGCACGATCGAGAACAGGCCAATAAATTTCTAATGTAATATTAACAATATGTCTCAGCGACTTGGTATGGCCGACGGGCGATGCTTCACCATCAACACGTCTTCGCAATTGCTCAATAATAAGATTATGGAAACAAACAAGGTTCCGTTCGTTGATAACTACGCGTACCGTCAACTCCTTCAAAAGAGTGGTCCGGGCTTGATCGACAAATATCAGTCGACGCAGGATAGCAATGATCGTTGCTCGACGTGTGACAAGCCTCTGTGAGTAAAATATGATAAAAAAGATTAGTTTCGTACTCTAGGATGAGCACGTGTTCTATATGTCTTAATCAGGTGAGATCATCGAGATTAAATCCACCTATTCGATGTGGACATATATTTCATTCAAAGTGCCTAGAAGATTGGAAGGATAAAGGTAAGAATACCTGTCCATTATGTAGAAAAGTGTTCGACGTTTCACAATTTAAGGTGACTCTTTCGATACATAACAATTACACATCTACATCAAACAGCACGACGTTAAACGAGGATATTGTATTTAACGTGATGGATTTATTTGATATTTCATTTGACGTAGAAAATACACTAGATCTTAACAGCTTGCTGAGCGACCTTGGGGTGAGTCTTACCGACTTTGATACCTCGATCACGGACGCAGAATGAACTACAATATTTACTGTAATTTAATCCAGGATAGTTTCTAGACGCTTTTCTGGGATCGACGATAGATTTTCCTTTCGCATCAGTCAGAAGTGGACCCGTAGCCCAACCACGCTTGTGACTGAAGACGTTCGCTTTGAAAACAATGGGTTTACCCGTTTGAAGTTTTCCCACACTTTTGATTCTTGATTCGGGAACCTTGAAGAACTTCGCGATGCGCGCGACGGTATCTCCATCCTTGACTTTATATTCAACGACACCGTGTTGCACATAGAAGTGAAAATCACCTTGTCGAATATAATTCGTGGGACGTCCAGGACACACGAACATCATGACCTTGTAATACCCCTTCTTGCACTTCTTATTGCCATCTATCTTGTATACTTTCTTTGGGTTGTCCGAAACGACGCGTTGAGGAAGACTCTTACAGTGTGTGTAGTTATGAGGTGCGTTTGACATACCCGATCTATCACCAGGAATAGATTTTTGAAACCTATACGCTTCGTAGTCACCCACAGCGTACGCATAACAATTATTATTACCTATTCCAGTTGACGTGCCCCAACGTCTATTTGTAAATTTTCTTTCGGAGCCACTCAAGGGAAGCGGTGCCATATACAGTTGACTCAGAAAAAAATATAGTTACATAGTAAAATGTTCAAGGAAATCGTTAAGGCTGAAAACAAGTCGGATATGATCACAGAAGCGCTCGTGTTCCTCCTCAATATCTTGATCGGAACCTTCCTTCTTCGAGTGTTCTGGAATCGCTCCCTCGCGAAGCACATCACCGTGCTCAAGCCGATCAGCACACTCTTCGATGCGTTTGTGTTGTCCGTGTCCATCGCAGCTGTTCGCGGCATTTAAATCTCTTTATAGCCCTTATGACGCACACCTTCGGGGCTGACGAGCATAGGAAACGCGTCAATATCACTACTGCACTCTTTTTTGTCGCAGTCGACGAACACGAAGGGCTTACCAGTTCTTCGCATATAGTCCAACTGTTTACGAGTCCATCCACATCCCATGGTCCCGTAAATAGTCCAGGGTTTACCCCTCGGAATACGCGTAGGCAGTCGAGACAATAAATAAAGCGCGACAATGAATAATATCACGAACGCGTACATAGTTATACTATACCATTACATATTTTTTATGAATTTACACATTTGTTCTTTGGTTAAGTTTGAATCTAATTTGAACATTTTGACTAATTCTTCCTTCTTGTAGAGACGACACTTGCGCCTGTCGATTTTGAGATCACCATTCTTGTTGATGAATATTTTTGGCTTTGGTGTTTTCGGTTTCATGGCAATACCGGGTCTCTTTGGTGGAAGCTTCTTCTTTTCAGCTTCCTTTTGAAGAACAGCCCTCGCACGACGAATGGCGCTCATGGTGGCAGGTTTCGCGGGTGTTTTGGGTTTGGGTGCCACAATCTTTTTGGGGATAATCTTTCTGAGAATGATGATCTTCTTCTTAGCTTGAAGGAATGGGTGTTTCAAGATTTGGTCATATGTTGGAAGACCTATGTGTTTTATAGGACGGAGACGGAAATCTTTGGTAACGAGCGAGGATCTAAGAAGATATTGTCGTGAAAAGAGGTCTTCCATGAAATGACGCACCGGTACGGATTTTGTGTAATTGTATATGATGTTAAGAATGTAGTGTGCGTCGTACATTTGATGTGATCCAGAGTAAATACCAGATTTCTTAAACTCGCCACTCGTGACATTTGGGTTTCTAATACCTTCGATCGTGGACATACCAAAATCAATCATGATGGGTTTGTTACCCTTCAATACGAGAATGTTGTTCCAATGAAGATCGTGGTGTCTAAACTTTGGATACTTTTCATGAATTCTTTTCAAGTTTGTGATGAGTTGAGAAATCACTCGACGATAAGCTTCGGGTGATTGACCCCTTTTCATCCATTCTTCGAGAGGTTCACCCTCGATGTATTCAAAATAAAGAACATCGTCGCGATCGCACGATTTGAAGTGGTACATGCGAGGCACCCCCATACCTCTCAACTTTTCCGCGATGCGATACTCCATTCGGGCACTTGGTTCTGTCGTGACTTTGATGGCGACTTGTGTTTTACATTCGTCGTCGAGACATCCATAGAAAACAGTGCCGAACGCACCTTTGCCGATTGTTCTGAGTTGGGTAGCCTTGTTAATCTTGAGTGGTGTCATTTGAATCTTTGTAAAAAATTGTTGTTCTGGGTAGCACGCCTTTTGCCCCCTTATCAATTTCTTGACTTCTTCA